ATGACGGATTACACGGAGCAGGTTGCGGTAATCGATGACGTGATTGGGCAGGTGGAAGGCAAGTTGAGGCAGAGCGTAGAGAAAGCGACGATCGGCGATTACATCCGGTTGTTGCAACTCAGAAAGGATATGGAAGCGGAGTTGCCGCGCGAGATCAGAGTCCGATGGATCGAGACGTTACCGGACCAGTAATCAATCCCGAACCCGGCGTGTGCGAGCGCACCATTCAGTACACGCCGCTTCCGTCGCAGATCAAATTCCATCGCTCGATGGCGCGGTTCAAGGGCTTTTCCGGACCCATCGGGTCCGGAAAAAGCCAGGCTCTCTGCCAGGAAGCGGTCCGTTTGAGCTATATCAACAAGGGTCGAATGGGTCTGTTGGGCGCTCCAACGTATCCGATGCTGCGCGATGCGACGCAGGCGAGCTTTTTCGAGATCCTCGATCGCAATGACATTCCCTATGAACACAACAAGGCGGAAAACATGGTCGTGATGAAAGACACGCGATCGAAAATCCTTTTCCGCCCCGTCGAGGAGTTCGAGCGGCTCAGAGGTACGAATCTAGCCTGGTTCGGAATCGACGAACTGACCTATACTTCGCAGGATTCCTGGATGCGCCTCGAGGGCCGCCTTCGGGATCCGAAGGCGACCCGCCTGTGTGGGTTCGCCGTCTGGACACCCAAGGGATACGATTGGGTCTACCGGCGGTTCATCAACCGCGAGACGCCGGGATACGAGGCGATTCTCGCATCGGCCTACGAGAACAGATTCTTGCTCGAGAAGGTGCCGGATTTCTATGATCGCCTCAAAGAGAGCTACGACGAAGCGTTCTTCGAGCAGGAAGTCCTCGGCACCTACCTGAACGCCAGCGGAGGACGGGCGTATCGTTCGTTTGATCGTCTTGTGAACGTAAGCGCCGATCTCAGGCCTGATCCGAACAAACCTCTGTTGTGGACTCTCGACTTCAACGTGAATCCGATGTCATCGCTGGTCGGGCAGGTGCACGGGGCAAAACTGCACGTCCTGGACGAGATCGTCCTGCGGAACGCGAGTACCCAAGAGGCAGCCGAAGAGTTCATGCGCCGCTTCCCCTATCACGCTCCGGGATTGGATATTCACGGCGATGTGTCCGGGGATCAGCGGCAAACCACCGGGTTCTCCGATTACGACATCATTCGCAAGACGCTGGACGGGAGCCGATGGGGGACATATCGCCGGGTCAAAGTGGGGCGGCAAAATCCGCCCGTCCGCGAGCGCGTCGCTTTGGTGAATTCGCTGCTGAGGTCAGCCGCTGGCGACATCCGTGTCTACGTGGCCAAAGGGTGCAGAGAGCTGATCAAGGACCTTGAAGAGGTCGCTTGGGACGAGGCCAAAGGCACTATTGACAAGAGCGATCCCAAACGAACCCATCTCAGCGATGCCCTGGGATACCTGCTGTACGACTTGTTCCGGCCGAAAAAGACAGCCGGAGAGCAATCAAAACCGCTGGGGAGTTTACTGACATGACAGACATTACACGCGAGCACCCCGACTATGCAGCCAGAAATGCACTGTGCGAGCGCTATCGTGACCTGTACGCCGGCGGCGAACAGTTCCGGGCCCGAGCGGGACACTACCTGCTCCGGCGGCAGAGAGAGCCGCTGGAGGTTTACCAGGAAAGACTGAACCGGGTTTTCTACGAAAACTACGTCGGCTCGATCATCGATTGGTACGCGGCGACTCTATTCCGGCGTGAGCCGGTGATCATCCTGGATGGCATTGATCGCCCGGGAAAGCAGTTTTTCAACCAGCTTGCCGACGACTGCGATCGTAAAGGAACCGGCTTGGCTGACTTCTTTCGCCGGCAGCTTGTCGAAACGCTGTTGGCCGGCGCCAGCTACACATTGGTGGATTTCCCCCGCAGTGGAGGCGCGGTAAGCCGCGCTGACGAGGAAGCCTGCGGAGCTTCGAGAGCCTACCTGGTGAGCTACCCGGCCGACAGCCTCGTCAATTGGAGTTTCGATGAGCGCGGCGAATACGAGTGGGTGGTTCTGCGCAGTTCGTATCTTCGCAAACCCCGCATCGACGACAAGGACTGGATGCGCGAAACGCGGTGGTGCTACTACGACAAGGAGGCGTTTCAGATCTACCGGCGTACCGAGGACGGCCACGACAAACACCTGCCTGAGCTGGTGGATCAGGGCCGGCATGGCTTGGCCAAGCTCCAGCGCGTCCCGCTGTTCGAGATGCGCATGAGTGAGGGGCTGTGGCTGATGAATAAGGCCGCGCTGCTGCAACTTGAGCATTTCAACAAGTCCAACGCCCTCTCGTGGGCGCTCACCATGGGATTGTTCGCCATGCCCGTCATCTACTCGGACCGCGAGTGGAACCAGATCGTCGGTGAATCGTACTACATCCAGCTCGGCCCGGAAGACCGTTTCGGCTGGACCGAGCCGGAGGGACACGTCTATCAGATCGCCGTTGAGAACCTCAGCCGCCTGAAGGACGAGATCTACCGCGTGTGCTACCTGATGACGCAGGCTGGTGGACCGCTATCGGGCTCCCAGGAGTCCGGCATCAGCAAGCAGCGCGACTTCGCCATCACGCAGGAGGTGCTGCGAGCTTACGGCGATGCGGTGAAGGACACCATGAAGCGGGTGCTGCGCGCCATCGAGGGCGCCCGCGAAGACGGGTTACAAATCGACATTTCGGGACTCGATGAGTTCGATATCGGCGATTTTTCGAGCGAGCTCGAGGATGCCGAGCGCCTGCTTGCGCTGGCAACAGGGTCTCAGACTCTTCGCAGGCAGGTGCTCAAGAAGCTCGCTTTCAAGTATCTCTGCGACACGCGGCAGGAGATGAAGGACCAGATCGCGCGGGAGATCGACGCGGCTGGGGTGTGAGAACAGGAGATAGAAGAACAATGGAACAGGACAATAAAGATGCATTGGACGTGCGTTCGATCATTCAGGCTGCAATCCAGGAATTCGTCAGTGCCGAGCAGGTAAAGGCGGAACCCGCATACAAGGCCGAACTGATCGAAGAGCGCAAGCGAAGGGAATCGCTTGAGCGCCGCGTCAATGAACTCGTGGAAGAGAACCGGCGAAGCCGAACGGCGGCCGAGGAAGCCGAGCGCAGTACCGCGATCCGAGCGGAACTGCAGCGCCTGGGCGTCTCCAAGGTCGATCTGGCATTTCGCGCCGTGAGGGACGACGTCAAGCGGGCCGAAGATGGCCGCCTGGTGGCGATCTCGGACAAGGGCGAGCAGGGATTGAAGGAATACCTCGCGCACTTCGTCAGCGAGAATCCCGAGCTGTTGCCGGCGCGGATCTCCGGTGGTTCCGGTGCCGCGGCGCCGCCGCGGGCTGGTACGTCCGGCGGCGGGTTTGACCTTGACAAGATTCGGCCCGGCATGAGCGCCGAAGAACTTCAGCGAGTCCGGCAGGAGATTGCGCGCGTGGCGAACCAGGCGATGCTCGGGCAATAATCGCCGGCAACAGCCACTTCAGCCTGCATCTGGCAAACAACATTTTCGGGCCGGATTGATGCGGCCCATCGAGATTCCGGGGGTCGGCCCGCTGTGGCTGAGCAGCCGGAGTGTGTCTAAGGAGAACAAGTGCCTGCAATTACGTCATCGAACGTAGCCAATGCGATCGTCAAGCTTGTGGCAGCGGATGCGCTGCCCGCGCTGATGGGGAACCTGGTGATGGGGAACCTGGTCGATCGCAATTTCGAGCCGACCCTGGCGCAGGCCGGGGATACGGTGAACGTGCCAATTCCACCGGCCCTGGTAGCGAACAACATCGCCGAGGGCGGAACGGTACAAACGCAGAATCCGAATCTGGGCAACGCAGCGATCGTGCTGAACACGCACGCTGAAGCGACCTTTCAGATTCCGGACGTGACCAAAGTTGTGGCGGTCCCCGACCTGCTGCGGCTCTACATGGAGCCCGCGGTGGTTGCGCTCGCCGAGAGGATCGAGTCCGACCTCATTAACCTGTATTCGCAGTTCACGGCGAACGCGCCGGTAGGAACCGCGGGTACCCCAATCACGGAACCCACCCTGGACGCAGCGGAAACAGCGCTATTCCAGGCGAGAGTTCCCGCGAGCTACCCCAAGCATCTCATCGTGGATGCCGGCACGTATTCACAGTTGCGGCAGATCACGCGATTCAGCGAGTTCCAGACGGCTGGTGACGCCGGCTTGCGCGCCATCGTCGACGGTTCGGTTGGAAAGCTGAAGGACTTTTTCGTGTTCCGGTCGCAGTTCGTCCCCAAGACGGGCAGCTCGCCGGCAACCACACACAACATCGCGTTCGCCAAGAACGCACTCGGCCTGGTAATGCGGCGGTTACCTCAGCCGCTGCCGGGAACCGGCGCCATCGCCGAGTACGCTGAGCTGGGCAACTTCGGCATGCGAGTAGTCATGAGCTATCAGCCGAACACCCTGGCGCAGCAGTTCACGGTGGACGTGCTGTACGGATGCGCCGTGCTGCGTAACAGCTTCGGCGTGCAGGTGAACAGCTAATCAACATTGGATCCGGAGCCTCCGCGCGAGGCTCCGGACCGGACCCGATAGGAGCGAACCATGGATTTGAGAGTGTTCTACGCAAAGATGCGACAGGAAGAGGCGAAAATCAGCGAACCGCACGTCGTCGTGGTGAGCCTGGACACGCCCGATGGGGGACGCCCCGGGATGCGCACGGAGGTCACCCGGGAAACAGCCGCCCGTCTGATCGTCGAGGGCCGTGCCCGCGTGGCGACCTCGGAGGAGAGCAAGGAATTTCGCGACGGCGTTGTCGAGGCCATGCACGCTGCCGAGCAAGCGGCTGCGGCCAGCAAAGCCCAATATTTCATGATGTCCGAAGCGGACGTTAAAGCGATCAAGAGCGCAGCGCGCACGAAGGCATAGCGTTATGGCGCTATTCACTGACGGACCGGTCGCGACACTAGATGACCTGAAGGCCTTCGAGACGTCGATTCTCGAGGTGGCCAATACCGAAGGCGTCGACCTTCCGGTCAAGCTCTCGGTGGCCCACGAAGAACTCGGGGTAGAGCTCGCGGCGTTTCTCACACAGCGCTCAGCCGGCGCTGGGATAGATCTCGAGCGGGTCGTGGTGACAGCGCCGTTGAAACAGTGGGGCGTCTTTCATGCGCTGGCGGTGACTTACCGTGATGCCCATCACAGTCACCTCAACGATCGTTATCTACCGAAGTGGAAGGAGTACGGGCGGCTGGCGAAGTTGGCGGCCGAACGCCTGTTCCAGATCGGGGTTGGCATCGTGAACGCGCCAGTGCCACGTCCGGGGCTCCCCGAGGTGACAAGCGTCGCCGGCCCCCTTGCGGGCGGAACGTACTACGTCCGGGTAACTTGTCTTGGAGCCGGTAGTGCGGAATCGAGTCCCAGCGAGGCGGTCGCGTACGATGCGCCAGCGCTCAGCCGTCTGAACGTTAAGGCTGCGGGATCGCCCGCCATGGCCACCGGCTGGAACGTTTATGTCGGCTTGGCCCTCGACGAGCTCAAGAAGCAGAACGATAGCGCGATCGGCGTCGGTCAGACCTGGACGATGGCCGATTCGGGGCTGCGCTCCGGGGCCGTGCCGCCGCAGGGACAGCGCCCGGATTTCACCATCAGCGGGGCAAGACTGCTGTCCAGGGGATGAGTCATGGCGCAAATCGGCAGCATCGTGACCCAGAAGCTGGCGGCCCTGCTATCCGGCCGCGAAGGCGTGGCGAACACCGTACCCGCGATTGCCACAACCGAGGGAATCGAATTGGCTGGGATTGCTCCCACACAGATCGTCGCCGAGAACATCGCGCCCGAGCTGATCGAGCGCGCTTCTGGCGCGCGGTATCCCAGCGTGCACGTCTACTGCGAGCGGCTGACGAACGATCTGCGAGAGAAATTTCGAACCTTTTCCGGCCGCGCGCGGCTGGCTGCTGAAGTTCGCGTTTCACAAGACCGGCTCGAGCTGCTCGAACGGCGGTTGCAGCACTACGTAGATGCCATCACGGACGTGCTCGATGCAAACCGCGGCGACTGGGGCAACGGGCTGTTTTATCCCGGTGCTTACGAAGTGAGCTTTGGGCCGGCAAAGCATGGTGGCAAGAACTTCATCCAGACAGCGAAGGTGACCTTGGAGGTGAACATCAGCCGGTAAGCTTTGGCGAACCGGATTCGATCCAGAGCGGAAACAGCAGGAGCAATTATGACTAGCAACTATATCTCATCCAATGACAACCGTTTTTACGCCGCCATGGAGCAGGCCTACGGCCAGGCACCGGCCATCGCGGCCTCCAACCGATTTCCGGCGGTAAAACTCAAAGCGCGGCAGCGGCGGGAGAAGGTACAGCGGCGCGACAAATGCGGCGGTCGAACCTTTATTGGGATGCCGGCGGGACTGCGCAAAGAAACCACCTTCGAACTCACAACGTACATGACCGGCTGGTCGACGCCCGGGCAGGAGCCTGGATACGGCCCCCTGTTCCGTGCGGCTCTCGGTGGCGGGCCCCAGTACTTTGCCGGCGGCACAGTTCAATCGGCCAGCGGAACAACTCTCCGGTTCGCGGCCAACCACGGATTGGCCGTTAACCAGGCGGTGAAGTTTGGAGGCGAAATCCGTTTTGTGGCGGCGCTTGTCGACGCGCAAGCGATCGAGCTGAGCGCGCCGTTCACGGCCGCACCACAGGCCGGAGCGCCGATCGGGGCAACCGTAAGTTATATGCCGGGCACCGAACTCGAGAGCGCTTCGATCTTCGACTACTGGAGCCCCAGCACATCGGTGCACCGCATTCTAAGCGGCGCCGCGGTCGATAAGATGCGGATTTCTATTAACGGCGATTTTCACGAATTCGAATTTTCCGGGTGGGCCAGGGACCTTGTCGACAGCGCGAGTTTCGAAGCCGGGCAAGCTGGGCTGACCGCGTACCCGGCCGAACCGGCCGAGGCCGCCTTTGACTATTCAATCATTCCGGGACACCTGGGACAGGCCTGGCTCGGAAGCACGCCCTCGCAATTCCTCACGCTCACGGCCGGCTCGCTCGAACTGGAGAACGACCTCGAGCCGCGCAGCCGCGAATTCGGACTCGAGGGCATGCAGGGCATCTCAACAGGCATGCGTTCGGTGAATGTGGGCTTCAGCCTGTTCGAGCAGGACGACGCGGTGACGAAGGCTCTGTACCGGGCCGCGCGGCAGCAGTCGCCCATCACGGTAATGTTCCAGCTCGGCAACACGTCCGGCCAGCTATTTGGCGCTTACCTCAAGCGTGTTGTGCCCGAGGTGCCGGAATTCGATGACGGCGAAACGCGGCTGGAATGGAAATTCCAGCAGTGCCGGGCGCAGGGCAGCCTCAACGACGAGATCGCCATCGCATTTGGATAATGCCATGGAATACTCGAGCACGCTGCAGGTGGAGTCGAAGATCTCGCCGGGCGTTCGTTACCGCATCAGCCGGATGTCGTTCGGCCGCCGGCTGGAACTGACACGACGAGTTCGAGAACTCGGGGGGCGGGTTGAGTTTCTGCAAGCCGGCAGCGATATGAAAGATCGGCTGGAAGCGACGGTCTTATCGGGCGAAGTCGAACGCCTGTACTTGGAGTGGGGGCTCGCCGGAGTGGAGGGGCTGATGATCGACGGCGAGCCCGCAACTCCGGAATCGCTGCTCAACGCCGGTCCCGAACCGCTGGCGCGGGAGGTGCTGGACGCAATTCGCGCCGAGTGCGGGCTGAGCGAGGAAGAAAGAAAAAACTGATTGTCGCCTTCCACTTCCAATTCGCAAACCAGGCCGCGTGGAAGTGCGACGCCTGCCGAAGACAAGGCCTGGAAGAAAAGCGCCGGTGTGGATGGATCAACATCGAAGGCCCGGCGCGAGTGATTTGGGCAAGACGCGGGCACGGCGTCACCCAGTGCCCAACGTCCTATATCACCGGACAGAGTCTCGCCTGGCTCGAGGAGTATTGCACCTGGAAGCTGCTTGGGCGGGCGGACATCCGGAGCCTGCCGGCGCGCCAGGTGGAGGCGTTCTGGGTGCTCGAAAACGAATTGATGGAGGAATCGCAGCATGAACGACAGTGACGTGCAGAAGACGCTCCAGAGCCTGCTGACGGTAATTGCGGGCGAGCGAGTGCAATCCGGCACCGGCGTCACCCAGCAACTGGAACAACTGCGTCTTACTGTTCAAGGACAGCGGCAGGCGGTGAGCGAGAATACGCAAGCTGTACTGAAGACAGCAGCAGCGCAGACGTACGGCGGCGCCGCCGAGACCGCGGGCAACTTCCTCAAAACGTTTTTCAAGAGTGGGCTTGGACTGTCACCCCTGGTGTCTGGAATCGTGAGCCTGTTCGGCGGTGGTGGCGTGCCGGAGCCGCCACCGCTGGCTCCATTCCGCCTGCCGGCGCCGGTGCATTTCGCGGGCGGCATTTCAGAGACAGGCGGTGGCGCGATCCGCTCCCTGGATTACGGCGCCGGCGACCGCCCCAGGTTAATTCCAGCGCCTGCGGCGGCGCCGCAGATCACTGTCCAGGTCCAGGCGATGGACAGCCGATCGTTCCTGGATCACAGAGACGAGATCGCACGCGCCGTTCGGGAAGCGATGCTCACATCGTACTCGCTGGGCGACGTCGTAAAGGAGATGTAACTCATGAGTGATTTTCCACGCCTGAAAACCGGCGCCGTGGCGCAGTATCCGGCGACGAAAATCATCGAATTCGCCACCCAGGTCCTCATGTTCGTGGACGGAGGATCGCAGCGCTATCACGATGCAAGCGGCCCGTTGCGCAAGTGGCGAATTCAGCTCGAGCTGCTCGATGAGAGCGAGGCACGAGCGATCGAAGAGTTCTTCGAGTCCGCTCAGGGCCGATTCGGCAGCTTTCGCTTTACTGACCCCTGGGATAACACGGAATACCCGGATTGCAGCCTGGATGCGGACACCGCCGAGCTCGAGTGGCGCGGTGAATCCCGCTGCCGGACAGGGCTGATCATTCGCGAGAACAGGACTTGAGATGTTGTATTTTCCTCAACTCTCGACAGCTGCAACGGCACAATACCCAGCAGTCAAACAACGGCGGCGGCGCACAATCGTGAACCAGGGCGGCGACGGAAGAAAGTGGAAGCTTGCTGATCCTGCAGCCTCAGTTGTCGAGTGGGAACTGTGGTTTGAAGGATTGACCGACGCGGAGTGGGCTGCGATCGCCGCGCTTTTCGAAACCGTACGAGGTCGCGCCGGTGAGTTTACCTTTCTTGACCCAACGGACAATCTCCTGGTCTGGAGTGAGGACCTGTCCGCCGCAGCCTGGACAAAAGACCCTATGATTCAGGTCACTGGCGGCGTCACCGACCCAACCGGGGGAGCCGCGGCCAGCCGCGTGGTGAATCCGGGCCAGGCCCCGTTGCGGATCAAGCAGACGATCGCCGCGCCCGCCGGCCTTATCTATTGCCTGAGCGCCCGCGTGCGC